GCATCAGCAGCTTCACGTGCAGCAGCTTCAGCCGCGACAACGCCATCTACATAAGATTTTCTAGTGAGTTGATTTGCACTCGATGGATCAGCCGAAACGTGGGGCATTTCCAAAAATTGCAATTTATCTTGTGAATCTAATTTAAATAGACTAACTTCAGCCGAACCATCAGCTTTTAATGCATTAAAAGAGTCTTCATTTAGGAATAAGACTTTAGAACCATCTACGCTATTAGAGCGTAAAAACTTCTTTTTGATTTGTAAACTCATAATTTCTCCTTTTTGAGTTACAGACGCACCAAAGCCTGAGATAGAAACACCCCAAGCTTAAGTGCAAATATTAATATTTTTTTTATTCGTGGTCGTATACTAGGCGAATCTTGTCATCAATTTCAATAATGTAATCTAATTCTAGATTATCCCACGAAAACTCGTTCCCTTGGACAATAAAGTCATCACCAAAGAAAAGAGGGCCACCGCCGTTTTTTAAGTCGGCTTGCAAATATTGGGGATTAATTGGTGGTTTGTCAAGAATGATTTTTTTGTTTTGTACGTTTTCTGCAGTAATTATAATATATTCCACTTTTCTAGACGTGGATTCCTTCAGGTACTGGGGGTGTGGATCAGCCTCTGTTAAGTGATCTAACAGGGCAACTTCTGAATTTGAAAGAAGAACTTCCCTTCCACTCTCATCTTTAGCATAAATATAGCCATCTTGTTTCGCATATATAGAAACCTTGTTTGCTAGGGGAGATTCGACACCATCTATTTTTTGTAGGATTAGTTGACTCATTATAATACCTCAATTATGCCGTTAACGCCGACATCTAGTTTACCGTCTTCTGTAAAATCAATGGAACCAGTGACCGTAACAGTCCCAACGGTGAGGTTTAAATCTGTGGTTAATGTAAATTCTGAAAAGTTCGCTGTCACGGGAGGTAGGGGTTGCTCCCTAAATGCAATTTCTGTCGTCAAGGGGTCAAATTGTAATAATAGCATTACTTAATAACCTCAAAACTTAAAATTTCCCTTTTTGTCCCATCTACATATGTAATATTAACGGTTGCCACCAATTCCCCTGAAACACCACCATTACGAAAGACGTACGTTGAGGTTGTTGATGTGTGTGAACCGGTGAAGTAATCAAATGGTTCTTTTATCAAGCCACCCGTAACTTTTAAAGAATTATCTTCGGTAACATCTACTGTTCTTATTCCATCGCCAATTTTAATAGAGTCTGTTTGATGATCTAAAGCAACTTCAACAGATCCAACAACAACAGTTGCCTCTGAATTAACACGCAGGGTTCCACTTTCATCATCAAACGCATGTCTTAAAACTTGAGAAGCATCTAATCTAGACGCCGGGGGTCTTGACATAAATTAACTCCTACTGAGGAATAACATCACTAGCCATCACGGGCATATTTTCAAATGGGGCTGGTGGCGAGGGAATGTTTGGAACTTGGAGAGATTGGCCTTGTGAGTTCATTGTTTCACCACTAGAAACATTTCCACCTTGTGTTGCTAAAACATCTTGCATTTGTGATTGTTGAATTGACTGATTAGAAGGCATTTCTTGACCAGGAAGTGGGCCTTGTTGCAATCCTAATGGTGGAAGGGGCTGTTCTCCAACCAATTGCAATAGTGCCGGATCCGTTTCTCGTAGTGAGTTTAAATGCTTTTCGATGTGATCTAAAACATTTCTAACAAGTTCTGGGTCTTTTCTAAAGTCAGGATCGGATAGAACCGCTTTATGTTCATTAATATGAAGACGATGTTTATCTAATGGTGAAACAATTACATCTTTACCATCTAGCATCATCTCGTTTTCAGATTTAATTAATAGCATTTCATTCATTTCACCCTCAAACATTGTCTCAATTTTCCCAGTGTTCATAACTTGGAAATACTGTTCGGGTGATTTAATGAGATTCATCTGAAGCATCTGTTCTGCCATCTGAACACGTCCGCTGATTGTGCGGGAAAGAGCGTTACCAACATCGACAACGACTCTATTGATTGCTGAAATGCTCTCGCCGGTGAACTCACGTAAGAGAGGACGATTGTTTTTGCCCACTAAAGCAATAACTTTTGGGGTAACAGCGAAGTCTTTTAGTATTTGGATAGTCGCGGTGCCGGTATCCTCGATCAATTTAACATAACTTTGTTGTAAACCAGAGATGAATTGTAAGGACATCGACTGAACGAGAGCCAAAGCAGTTCCAGACTTTAATGATGCTTCTGGGTTACCACGAGTAACACTGTTGACACCAGAGATAGTTTCAGCCGATTGTACTAGTAAATTTAAAAAGTTAAATATTTCTGCAGGAGTTTGAGTTAGTTGTAGGGGTTCTGGCTTTGAATTACCCTCAATAATATTCATACCACCAGATAAACTTTCAATAGAAATATCTGCTCCTCGGGGAACCCATAAATTCTGAACACCAAAGGCATTTTGGTTTGTCATGATTGTGCTATAAAGAGAATTAATGCCTTCTTGAATGGGGAACACGTCGAACATGGAGGTATATCCATAAGGTGTTCCTAAAATTTCACTAGGAACTACCCTAAATATCGGCAGAACACGATAAGGCATTCTTGTATCTAGTAGAACAATGTCGGAATCAACAAAAAGCATGTATCTTCCTTCTGGAAGTGCTTCTGTTCTTTTATGATAAAATTCATAAACAGGGATATCGTCAGTGTCGTCATTACTAAAAACAGATAAACGATAAACACCACTTTGGCTTTTTGATTTTACACCCTTTATTTTTTCTGCTAGTTCGGGATATTTCGCCATTAAGTTGTATCTGTTTTGAAATGAACGCACTAAAATCCACTCATTGTTCCAAGTTTCTTTTGTGCCGTCTACAACAACATCAAATGGTGATAAGTTTGTAAATTCTAACTCACCCTCGTAAGCAAATTCGCCAGTTTCAGGGTCAACATCATAGGCTTCCCCTGCAGTTGCATTCCATTCCAATTTAACGAATCCAGCACCGAGAACAATTGCCATTTCAGCGGCTCGTTTAAAAGCAGTCTCGAGGTGTTTTTCGCGCATGTAGTAATCTAAAATACCGTTAGCAACATAAGTTTGCGCTAAGGATTTATAGTCGGTATTAATCGCCCGAGCTTCCATTATAGGACGATTCGCGGTAATCATTGTGTGCATGTGTTGTGCAATATTTCTAAAATGATTAACATTTAATTGCACCAATTCACCCTGCTCACCGGTGAATTGAACTGCGTGGCCATACCCTACGTCTGTGGACCACGCTCCATGATAAGCTCTCCACATTCTCATCATTTTATCTAAGTATGCGTTAGCACGCAAGGCGCTAAAAAAACTTTCGCCTTTAGCCAATAAGGTTCTAGCACAATCATCTGCTTTTTTAGCAGCAAAATATTGTTCAGATTCATTAATAGTTTCAGGTTTTTCGGAAGACGTATCCATTAAATAACCCCTAGTTTCTATAATAGTTGTTATTTTCTTCTCTTAACGTTGAAAATTGTTTTATACACATCATTCATTGACTGACCGTATGTGTCTTTTTTAGATACAGGGGTCCCAAAAGAATCCCGCATAGTTGCATTGTAGTAGGCTGGATATGGATTTTTGGTATAAGAAATCATTCTAACTAGGTATTTTGCCGCATCAACGGCGTCGTAATGTCCATTGTCGGGGGACCTAGCAAAAGTGGATTTTTTATCAGCACTTTTCCATTTACAATTTCTGATGTGACGAATTAAAGTCTTACATCTTGGGTTAATGATAATTTTTTTAGTGGCTAACATCACCCGAAGATTGTTTAATGCAGATTCATTATCGTCTTTCTTGGTGGGAACGAAGTAAACCTATCCATTCGAAATCCTAGAGATTTCTTGAGTGACAATATAATTAATGTCACTAATTCTTAGGTACGGAGGACGATTTTCCCCAGTCAAAGGATCAACCCAAAGCTCGTGTTCTTTTTTAAGAATAGACTCGGTTAATTTTGGCAACTGAATTTCTTTTCCTGAAAGAACTATTTCGTCTTCTATGATGACTTTATCCGCTCTAAAATCGTAATACCCAAACAAAAGAACAGTTAGATCCTTGTAGCCTAAGTCCATAGAGACATAAGAATCAAAGAATGGCGGTCTAGGCCATTCCTTTACTATCTGGTTTTCCAGTTCATCATCAAACTCTGGGAAAAGAACGTTCTCCTCTTCGCGAATTACTTCACAAAGATACTCACGGCGAAATTGTGGGGAGTTCTCTCCACCCATTTCTTTAATAATTCTTTGAACTTGCTGTGGATCCAGAAGGGGGTTATCGTGAATTGTTTTTTTAGTTAATACACCATTTAATTCTGCCCGTTCAATAAAAGTATAAAAGTCATGGTCAGGATCTGTTGGTGGGGTGGAGGCTAGGACAATCTTACCTCCTGTATGCGTTAATGTTGGCAATAGAATCGACTTGACGATATGATTCAAATTATCGCAAAATCCCGCTTCGTCCACGAGCACCAAATCGGATTTTTGACCCCTTAGACGTTCATAGTGCTTATTATCGCTACCGGCTAACTGAATTGAGCTTCCG